ATGGCAAACACTACGTTTTCTGGACCAATATTAGCTGGTAATATTAAAAATACTACTGGAACTACTGTTGGAACAGATATGAAAAATACAGGTCAAGTTGTAATGGCACAAAGCTTTGCAATTGATCTTTCAGGCGGAGCAATCGCAGCTCAAGCATCAGATGTAATAATTCCAGCAAACTCACAAATCATTGATTGTGTTTTTGATATTATTACAGCAGCAAACACTTCAACTAATATTAGTGTTGGTTTTGTTGGTGGCGCAGCTACTGCTCTTGTAAATGCTTATACAATCGGAACAACTGCTGGTAGACAATACCCTGAAACAAAAGCTGGTGGAGCACTAGCTTGGGAAGACATTGGAACTTCTGATCAAAGACTTAATTTTACTAACTCTGCAGCGACAAACGCAGGTGAAGTTAGAATTACAGTTATGTATCAGCAAAATACAAACTACGCATAATAATTAATTTAGTGTGGGCTCCGGCCCACACATAATTTTAAGGAGAATAATATGTCAGGATATACAAGTGACCAACTCGTAGCACATGCTACAGGAGATGGACAAATGGTTCCTACAACACAAAGAGCTAGAATAACTGGTATCCAAGCTGAAGGAGCTGCAAGTTCTTCTATCGTATTTAAAAGCGGTGGATCTGGTGGAACTACAATAGCTACATTCAAATTTGGAACTGAAGGAATAGATTTTTATGTTCCAGGTTCTGGAATTTTATTTGATGAAGGAGTTCATTTAGATTTAACAAACACTCCAGGTGTTACTATAACATTTACGTAGGAGTAAATTGTGGCTACACTAACTTATACAGTAACCGTAGCATCGGGGACTAACGCCTTTGGAACCGCTAATAAATTTTTTATTAACGGAGAAGTAAGTCCTGTATTGTTTTTACAAGAGGGTGACACTGTTATATTTGATACCTCTGATAGTTCTAATACTAATTTTAAATTTTCTTTTTCAGCAACTAAAGATGGAACTTTTACAACTGGTGGAACAGAATATACAACAGGAGTTACACATACAGGAACTCCAGGGGCCACAGGAGCAAAA